TTTTTTGAGTTTCAGTCATTTCCGATAAATTGCCTTAGCATTGAATGTCTAGATTCCCGCCTGCGCGGGAATGACGGCGGAGCGGTTTCTGTTGCTCCCGATAAATGTCGCAATCTCTAATCCCATCATTCCCACGAAAGTGGGAATCCGGTTCGTTCGGTTTCACTTGTTTTAAGTTTCGGGTAACTTCCACTTCGTCATTCCCGCGCAGGCGGGAATCCAGTGCGTTGAGTTTCAGCTATTTAGAATAAATTTTGAAACTCTAATCCCATCATTCCCACGAAAGTGGGAATCCAGAATCTCTAAAGCTTCAGCTAACCTTTGAATATTGCTGTTATCCCAAGGTCTAGATTCCCGCCTGCGCGGGAATGACGGCATCGGTTTGACGGTATTTAATTGAATTGTGGAAATTGATGGATTCAGTGAGATTGGCGAGATGAAGCCTACCCTATAGCCCGCCTTTTACGAACCCGCCCCTCCCGAAAAACGCAAAAAATGCCGTCCGAAAACCTTTCGGACGGCATTTTCGCGTGCAAATCAGTAGAAGACTTCACGCCAGCTGATTCGTTTCATACCGCACATCGGGCCGGTAATGTCCAAGCTGTCCAAATCGTTCATCAGCAGGGTGCGCACCCCTTTTTGGGAGAAGCAGCGGTTGTTTTTGCCGGCACGCTTGCCGGCGGGGTCTATACCGCTGCCGCCCGCATCGCCGTCTGCCGTTGTTGAAAATCCGTCTGTTTTCTTTTCATCCAGATAACGCACATTAACCGGTTTGTCGTAAACATATCCGTTCGGGCAGACGATTTCATTGCCTTTTTGCATACAACCTATAGGGATGGATTTGCCGTTGGTGCCTTTCTTATGGCCGGAATATTGCGCGACAGCCGTATTGGTGTCCGGCACAATCGGGCGCGCGCTTTTCTTGGTCAGCTTGCCGCCGTCGGCGGTATTGATGCCCAAAATGGCGGTTTCCGCGCCGCAGCCGCCGTCGTTATATTTGCGGATGGTTACAAAGGCGGTACGCAATACCACGGTCGGTTTGACGGTAACGCGCTGTCCTTCCTTCAGCTTCACTACCCACCCCTTACTGCCCGATCCGTCGGATCGCTTGTAATCGGTCAGGAATAAGGTTTTATTTTCCTCACTAAGCACTTGCTCGAGCAGCCCGTTGCCCTGCCCGTCTTTCGCCGTACCCGTGTCTGTTTCATTGTCAAAAATACCGTAAACGTGTTGGATTTCTTTGCTGTCCACATCCTCCTCACTCAAATCACTGCCCGTGCCGAAGATGACCACGCGTTTGTCTTTCAGTTGGGAAATGGCGGGCGCGGAAGTAATCGGTTTGTTGCCGCTGAAAATGGCGCGTGCAGACCAACTGGTCGGGTTGTTGCCGCTTAAATCAAAGCGGTACATACTGCCGCCGCGATCGCCGGCATAGGCGATATCAACCGTGCCGTCCAAATCTTTATCCACCAGCGTGGGGGACGAAAGCCCGCCCTTGCCGTTGGGTACTTCGATTTTTGCAATCGGCGTACCGTTGTTGCTTTCCAAATCATACACATACAGCGCGGTTTTATTGTCGCCGTTGTTAATGTCTTTAGTCGCATAACCAGAGGCGAGGAAGGCGGCGTATTTGCCGTTGTGGGTTTTGCCGATTTGCGGCGTGCCGACGGTGTAGCCTAATTGCACGCTATTATTGCTATTCTTGCCATTATTGTCATGTTTGACATCAAACAGGGAAACGGCGGTCGGGTCACCGTTTTCGGCTTTGGTCAAATCCAAGGCGTATGCACCTCTGCCGCCAAAGCCCATCGCGCCGAACATAAACACGCGGTTTTGCCCTTTCCATTCGACTTGGCGCAAGACAAAGCCGCCGTCCACGCCGTAGCGGTCGCCCACATAGCTTTTTTCGGCAAAGGCGCGCAGCTCTTTGGCAAGGGTGGAGTCTTGGCTTTGAATATCCTTGCGCGGCATCGTGCCCGGGATATAACTGAGCTTCAGACTATAGTTGCGGTCATCCCCGCCGCTTTTTTTGAAGATATGCACCATCCCGTCGTTGGCGGAAGTAGCCAAATACTCGCCGACCGCCACGATGGGGCTGTTGACGATGTCGCCCAAATTGCGCTCGTGCTTGCCGTTGTTGCGGCTGCGGTATTTTTGACTGTATTTTGGCTTGCCGTTGTTTTCTTCTTTGTTGACTGTGTTAAATTGACCGTCATCATTGAAAGCACGAACCGTCCAAGGCAGCAGCACTTTTTTCCACTCGCTGTCATCAGGCATGAAGCTCCCTTCACTAACAATGCCGAAAGTGTCGTTGCCGTTGTTTCCCTTAAAACCTTCGACCTCATTGCCTTTAAGTTTGATCTGATGTACGCCTTTATCCAATCGGATGACGGTTTGCCGCCCTGTGAAAGTCGGCTCTTTACTTTTAATCTCCGACGCGCTCAAGTCTGCGAGGGAATAGCGGCCGGGTTTGTTGGGGTCGTTTTTTCTTTTCAGATTTTGAAGGAAGATGCGGCTGCTCGAACTGTCGGGGTAGGTAGAAACCGAAGCGGAATACATCTCCATCTTACCATTTTGCACAGGTCCGAACCACAGCGCGGGGGCAGTCAGTGCGGGGGAAAGGGCTTGGGCTTTGGGATTGGGGTTCGGTTTATTGATGCAGCGGCCTGCTTTGACTTCCGGCAAGATAAGTTTGACGCTGACTGCTCCTTTATCTTCAAACGTCCAATTACCATTACCAAAAAAGCTCCCATGCCTGTTTTTCCACGCTTCCGTCAAATCGATGCGCGGTTTCAAGACACCCAACTGCACTGTTTTGTCGGTGATATCTTTAATCCCTTTTTTGTCCAGCAGGTGCAGTTTGGCGTTCAGATAAAAGGCGATGGCGTGGTGTTTGTCCTGATGGTTACGATTACCCTGATTATTGTAATCTTCTGTCGTATAAACGAGGTTTTTGCCTTTGTATTGGTCTTGTGTACCATTTTGCTGCGTCACATCCTCGCTAAAAGAAGATACCAAAGAACCTTGTCTCTTTGGTTTGAAGGAGCTCTCTCCGCCCAAATTGAAAGACACGCCCAACCAAGGATAATCCTGCAATTTGTAAATGGGCGAATTGTCGCGGCTTTTGTCTTCGTATATATCCAGCTTGCTGTCTGTTTTCTTTTTTGCCAACTGGTGATTATCGAAGATAAATTGGGTTTTATAGCTAACTTCAGGACAGTTGCCGCTGTTGCATGTAACATCTTCGTAGCTGTAGCCTACCAACCCTGGGTCGGTCGTATGAATCCAATTAACGGCATTGCCGCGCTCTTTCAGCCTTTTGTCATCAAAACCGGAAACCTTGCCGTAGGGCGGCAGGTAGGTCGCCGCGCCGAAAACGACAGTACCGTTTTTTTTAGCAACAACTTCATCGGTATTATTGAATGATAAACTTACGTTTTTTTTGGTGTAAAAATTAGTCGTATGGGTAAATTGGCGTTCATTGCTTTTTTGCGCCAATTTTCTATAGTCCTGCCCCCACTTTACCTCAGGCAGATTTTGCGCGTTCATTACAATAGCGTATTTATGCGTTTGCGCCTGCGCCCCCCCCCCCCGCCGGTATGGGAAAACATCAATATGGCGGTATAAAGCGCGGTATGGCGGAAAACCTGCCGTTTCCAAGTTTTATTCATCTTTTATTCCTTGAGTTTGCCTTCACGGGACGGGGCGGCGCGCCGCGAACGCCGGGGTTCGGTAAACCGCCCGATTCCGCGCCCGCCGAATTGCTGATTGAAAAGCTTACCTCCCCATTTTAACTTTGCACACTGATCACGGTAAAGCGTTTTTTAGCAAACCGCTGCAGATGCCCGACAGTCTAGATTCCCGCCTTATATGATGCGCTCTATCAAAGGGGCGCATTACTTTTCTTAACATTCCCCTTTGACAGCCAAGTGAAAGGGGCTTTTTTATGTCAGCAGTAAATGTAATATTTTCCTGTTCTTATTGGAGAATATTTAAAAAATCAGATTCTTGTGTTTTGTGTTTTTATCAGTTCAGACATGGTGAACCGCATAAACTCGCTGAACAAGAAAATTTTTCAAAGCTTTATCAGGCGTTCGATTATATAGATTCGGTTGGCTCGAATTTTCCGGTAATTATCACAACAGACGGTTGTGGTCTTTCTTCTTGATCTTTAACAGTTTGTCAGGATTGGGCTTTCGGTCGTTGACCGTTGGACGCGCTTTAGCGCGGCAGACGGGAAACGGCTGAAAGCCCCCCCCTGACTAACAGGGGGGGAGCGAAATAAAACAAATCCCTAAAGGTACTGAACAAAATGAGTGAAGCAGAATATTTTTCCCATTTCATATCTAACGGCAATGGGAAGTTATTAGAAATTCCGCAACGTAGGGGCAGGCAGGACGGCGTTTTTATAGATTGGTTGTCATTCACACTGCACGAAGATTCCTTGCTGAAAGTTTCCGGATGCCCCTTAGTTTCCGATGCCGAATATATGTTTGTTTTAAGCAAAAAATTGGAGGAAATATTAGGGTTTGGCATCACGAGCAGATGCAAATCGAAGGGCAATAAATTTTACGATTCGATGTTTAGGTTGGGATCGGAAGAAGTTGACTACGGCGAAGTCCATTACGGAGGTCAGCGAAATACGGTTTTAATCGAATTGAAAGGTGTAGGTTGCAACATTGCAAATCCAGGTTGGGAATTGAGGCTTAAGCAGTTTTTGGAAGATTCATTGAGGCCGAGGATAACGCGGGTAGATTTGGCACTTGATTTTTTTGATGGGGAGTACACGCCGGAACAGGCACTTTTGGATCACGATAACGGTTTTTTCGATAACAGTAACATGAGGCCGAAATCTGAAATGGTTGGAACGGCTTGGCGGAGAGAGGACGGGAGCGGCAAGACATTTTATGTAGGTCGCAAGAAAAATTCTCGTTTTGTGCGTGTTTATGAGAAAGGCAGGCAGCTAGGCGATAAAGAAAGCAAGTGGGTAAGGTTCGAAATTCAGTTTAATCATGGAGATATGGAAATACCTTTGGATATTCTGATAAATCAAGGTTCTTACTTTTCAGGCGCTTTCCCGATTTGTCAGAAATTTAAAAATATGCCGAATCCGGAAAGGTTCGATTACCGTAAAAAAGTGGCTAATTTAACTTTTCAGCATAAATTGAGATACGCAAAAAACGCGGTCGGCAAACTGATTAATTTCATGTTTGATATGGGTTTTGATAGTGATGAAATTGTCAGATATCTGAAGGCAGATTTGGGGTATCCCAAAGGGCTAGAACCTGAAAAATATTCGTTGGCCGGATTGAAGGAATCTTTGAAATTCGGCTTTATCCACGAACAACCGGATGTAGATTTAGAGGTTGAATTGGAAGAACTCGGAATTATCAAATTTAAGCAATCAGATAAATTCGATCCGGATAAAAGGCTTTTCGATCCACATCACGATGTAGAAAGTGAGAGGCAATATCAGCTTTATCTCGACAGAATGTATGATCTTCATGCAAATCAAAATTAACCTAAAAAGGAAAAATTAATATGTTTAATCAAACTCAAACTGTAACTTATCCCGCAACTTTTTTAGGAGCTAAAAAATTCAAAGGCGAAATTGATGGCTCTAATATCGACACTTGTTCCGTATTGGTTGCAACACCTTTGCCGGCACAGTCGGGAAATGCTGTCGGATTCACGGCTGCCCAAATGAAATTCGGTGACAGTAAGAATTTCTCAAGATTAGAGAATCTCAAATATCCGTGCGAAGTCATGGTAACGGTTGAAATGACTTCGACAGGTAAAGGCATGGTTCCATCATTAATTGATTTTCAGGTGGCAGAAAAGCCGAAAGGTTGATTTATGAAATTTGAAGAACGTTTCATAGTTCAAGATTTAGAAACGCATGATTTTATTTATCCCGATCCTTTCGGTGATGTGGGGTTTACTCAAAATATTAAATCCGCAGGTCAATTTGAAAGCTACGAAGATGCGTTGAATTCAGGCATAAATGAAATAGGCGGAGGATTCCAGATATTTCAGTTCTTCGTAAAATCGGAATAAAAGAAAAACAGGCTCGGCGGGCGGTCTGTTAACCTTTCACAAAGCCCGCAACAAAGGAAAAATATCATGAAAATGAACCTTGCAACACTAATTATCGGCTGGGTGGTCTGTATGTTTCTTTTTCTTTTCGCAATCCTCTATTTTATCGGCTAAAAACGAGATTCGGAAAAGACTTCGTCCGGATGAAGCAAGTCAAGAAGTCGTCTTATTTTAAATATCAAAAAAAGGAAAAAAACGATGAACATCGTTAAAAAATACGCTGTAAAAGCAGCCTTGGCAGCCGGTATCTTCACACCGGCCATTGTTATGGCAGATACCTTTGATGCATCCGCGATTGGTACGCAAGTAGCGAATGTAATCATGGGTTTTGTGGCAATGGTTTCCGCCGTGGGTATGGCGGCCATTACGGTCATCTTGGCAATCCAAGGCTTCAAGATGGCTTGGAGCATGATCAAATCTGTCAAATAAACAGAGTGAAGAAAAAGGGGCGTATAAATGGGCTATCGTGTCGGCATAAATTGTTTTGATACAAGATTGCAGGCAGACGACTATTTATTGTCGTCCCTTCCTCCTACTGTTACCCAGGACGGAAAAATCATCAGGCCGGAAAGGGTGGGCGATAAATGGATTTTGAACGGAAAGCCGGTTACGTTGTCTTATCCGGAATGTTCCAATTTTGAGCAGATAAAGCAAGGTTCTTATGTCGGTTCGACGGTTCTAATTCTGTTTGTAGTCATTTACGGTTTCAGGCTTCTGATTAATTTTTTAAAAGACATAGGCAAGGTTGGTACTGATTGATGATTATTGATTTTTGGTTTTTGCTAGGTTTCTTCTTGGCTTTGTCTGTCGCTTTGATATTTAAATGACGTGTTTTAAAATCAGGCTTTCAAAACAACCTTTGAAAGGCAGAACAATGAACAAACCGTTTATCACTCAGGCGCAGTTGGCACTTTATAAATATCAGCCGTCTAGCAAGTATTATGGTAAAACAATGGCATATACTTTCGCTAGTGAGCTTTTGGATTATTCAAAAGTTAATAAATTTATAATTCATGAAGAAATCCAATGTTTTTTAAATAGAAGGATTTCTAATAATATTTGGAAAATTTATTTTTCTGATGAGTCTGTTGCGTATATAAAAATTTTAGAATTACAGGATGATTCTAGTCGTGGAATTGAAATTAAAACGTTTGATTTTAATCCTAATGTTGGGGATGTTTTCGGTTAATTCTTATGCCGAACGTTCTAAGTATCACATTGGAAATTCAAATGTTAGATTGGATATTGATCATACAAAATCTGTAGTTACCGATTTTCGTGTTGATGGTCAGCGTTTTTCAGGTCGAATTATCGAACCTTCAATAATAGAACACGTGCCAACAGGTGCACGCTCTCTTGAAAAAGTCCCCGTTAAATTTACCGCATCAGTTTCCCGCGCCGGAGTCTTGGCAGGAGTCGGCAAACTTGCCCGCTTAGGCGCGAAATTAAGCACAAGGGCAGTTCCTTATGTCGGAACAGCCCTTTTAGCCCATGACGTATACGAAACTTTCAAAGAAGACATACAGGCACAAGGCTACCAATACGACCCCGAAACCGACAAATTTGTAAAAGGCTACGAATATAGTAATTGCCTTTGGTACGAAGACAAAAGACGTATTAATAGAACCTATGGCTGCTACGGCGTTGACAGTTCGATTATGCGCCTTATGTCCGATGACAGCAGATTCCCCGAAGTCAAAGAATTGATGGAAAGCCAAATGTATAGGCTGGCACGTCCGTTTTGGAATTGGCATAAAGAAGAACTGAATAAATTAAGTTCTTTGGATTGGAATAATTTTGTTTTAAATCGTTGCACATTTAATTGGAATGGCGGAGATTGTTTGGTCAATAAAGGTGATGATTTCAGAAATGGGGCTGATTTTTCCCTTATTCGCAATTCAAAATACAAAGAAGAAATGGATGCCAAAAAGCTGGAAGAGATTTTATCGTTGAAAGTCGATGCCAATCCCGACAAATACATAAAGGCAACCGGATATCCCGGTTATTCCGAAAAAGTAGAAGTCGCACCCGGAACAAAAGTGAATATGGGGCCCGTCACGGACAGGAACGGGAATCCCGTTCAGGTTGTCGCAACATTCGGCAGGGATTCGCAAGGCAACACCACAGTGGATGTTCAAGTAATCCCGCGTCCCGATTTAACCCCCGGAAGCGCGGAAGCACCGAACGCACAGCCGCTGCCCGAAGTATCGCCCGCCGAAAACCCCGCAAACAACCCGAACCCCAATGAGAACCCCGGCACGAGCCCCAATCCCGAACCCGACCCCGATTTGAATCCCGATGCAAATCCCGATACGGACGGACAGCCCGGCACAAGACCCGATTCCCCCGCAGTTCCGGGCCGCACAAACGGCAGGGACGGCGAAGACGGCGGCCTTTTGTGCAAATTCTTCCCCGACATTCTCGCTTGCGACAGGCTGCCCGAGCCCAATCCGGCAGAAGATTTAAATCTGCCGTCTGAAACCGTCAATGTAGAGTTTCAGAAATCAGGAATCTTTCAAAATTCCGCACAGTGTCCCGCACCTGTCACTTTCACAGTGACTGTGCTTGATTCCAGCAGGCAGTTCGCGTTCAGCTTTGAGAACGCATGTACCATAGCCGAACGGCTAAGGTACATGCTTCTCGCCCTTGCTTGGGCGGTTGCCGCATTTTTCTGTATCCGCACAGTATCCCGTGAAGTCTAGCAGGCGCAGCACCGCCGGGCTTCAGTAACTTGTACCAAGGCAGGAGGAGGACGTCCAGAAAGATTTGTAAAGACGGCTTTATCGTCTTTATAAATCTTTTTGGATACCCCTTGCCGCCCCGCCAAAAGAATACACTCTGCCGCAAGGGCAGGTGGTAAGGCGCGCGCTTTTTGCGCCGTTCCCCCTGCCCCCGCGGCGTCGCAAGTGAGACTGGGGGTGTGGGGGCTAGTCCCCGCAAAATCTTTCAGATTAAGAAACATTTTTTTAATGAGGCAACCGTGCCTTTTAAGAAAGGGATAGCAAATGAAATTGTTGGCCGCATTGATTCCGCTTTTGATGAGCGTGGCAGGCCGTATATTGACTGCATTGGGATTGATGGCCGTGACCTATTCGGGGGTGGATAGATTGGTAGCCCATTTTCAACAGGCGATAACCCATAGCATAACGGGCGCACCTCAAGCAATGTTACAGCTTTTCTATATAAGCGGCGGTGGTACTGTTCTAAACATTCTTTTCGGCGCGATCGCCTTTATTCTGTCATTCAAACAAATGACAAAACTAGCAACCTCAATCGGGAAGAAAAAATAAATGGCAGAGATCTGTTTGATAACCGGCACGCCCGGTTCAGGGAAAACATTAAAAATGGTTTCCATGATGGCAAACGATGAAATGTTTAAGCCTGATGAAAACGGCATACGCCGTAAAGTATTTACGAACATAAAAGGCTTGAAAATACCGCACACCTACATAGAAACGGACGCAAAAAAGCTGCCGAAATCGACAGATGAGCAGCTATCGGCGCATGATATGTACGAATGGATAAAGAAGCCCGAAAATATCGGGTCTATTGTCATTGTAGATGAAGCTCAAGACGTATGGCCGGCACGCTCGGCAGGTTCAAAAATCCCTGAAAATGTCCAATGGCTGAATACGCACAGACATCAGGGCATTGATATATTTGTTTTGACTCAAGGCTCTAAGCTTCTAGATCAAAATCTTAGAACGCTTGTACGGAAACATTACCACATCGCTTCAAACAAGATGGGTATGCGTACGCTTTTAGAATGGAAAATATGCGCGGACGATCCCGTAAAAATGGCATCAAGCGCATTCTCCAGTATCTATACACTGGATAAAAAAGTTTATGACTTGTACGAATCAGCGGAAGTTCATACCGTAAATAAGGTCAAGCGGTCAAAATGGTTTTATACTCTGCCAGTAATAATATTGCTGATTCCCGTTTTTGTCGGCCTGTCCTATAAAATGTTAAGTAGTTATGGAAAAAAACAGGAAGAACCCGCAGCACAAGAATCGGCGGCAACAGAACATCAGGCAGTATTTCAGGATAAAACAGAAGGCGAGCCGGTAAACAACGGTAACCTTACCGCAGATATGTTTGTTCCGACATTGTCCGAAAAACCCGAAAGCAAGCCGATTTATAACGGTGTAAGGCAGGTAAGAACCTTTGAATATATAGCAGGCTGTATAGAAGGCGGAAGAACCGGATGCGCCTGCTATTCGCATCAAGGGACGGCATTGAAAGAAGTGACGGAGTTGATGTGCAAGGACTATGTAAAAAACGGCTTGCCGTTTAACCCATACAAAGAAGAAAGCCAAGGGCGGGATGTCCAGCAAAGTGAGCAGCACCATTCGGACAGACCGCAAGTTGCCACGTTGGGCGGAAAGCCGTGGCAAAATCTTATGTATGATAATTGGCAGGAGCGCGGAAAACCGTTTGAAGGAATCGGCGGGGGCGTGGTCGGATCGGCAAACTGAAGAAAACGGCAAGAGAGAAAAAAGACCCGTAAACCGTTTGAATATAGACGGCTTACGGGTCTTTGTTTCGCGCAAAGCAAGGGCTAAGGCAGTCAGGCAGCAAATCCCGCAATGTATTAAAACAGACGCGTAGAAATGCCGGCTGCCTTTATCCATCCTCAAAATTGAATATCATCCTAGCCGTATCAAGGCTGTATAAATAAGGAAAATACCAATGAATATAATCGGGCTGGACATCTCAAAGGATACCATAGACGCAACATTGCATAAAACAAACGGAAGTATCCATTACATTAAATTTAAGAATAATGATGATGGATTAAAACAGTTTAGATTGTGGATAAAGGGAAACAGAATCAGAAAAGTCTATATCGGCATGGAGGCAACAGGCATCTATTACGAAAAGGCAGCAGATATGCTTTCTTCCTACTATACTGTTTACGTTATTAATCCCTTAAAAATCAAGGACTACGGAAAAAGCAGGTTTAACCGTACCAAAACCGACAAAGCAGATTCAAACCTGATAGCAGACTACATAAAAAGGCATCAAGATACATTGATACCGTATCAGATACCCAAAAACAAAGCACTGCAAAAACTGATTAATCTTAAAAACCAATTACAGCAACAGCAGAAGCAAATTAAAAACCGTCTTCATAGCACTGAAGAAGACTTCATAAGGAACATACATCAAGACTTGATAGATACCATACAGGACAAGATGGAACAGGTAAAAATAGCCATATCCGAACAAATCAAAAAACAAACGGACTATAACCATTACCGCAATCTTCAAACCATCCCGAGCATAGGCAAAGACACCGCATCAGTTCTTTATGCGCAACTGACAGAAAAACATTTTAAAACCGCAAACCAGTTTGTATCCTATGCCGGATTAAGTCCCGCCATCATACAATCAGGGACAAGCGTAAGAGGTCGGGGCAGATTGAGCCGATACGGAAACAGACGATTAAAAAGTACGCTGTATATGCCCGCCCTTTGTGCTTACCGTTTTAACGCATTTCCGAAATTAATAAATAATCTGAAAAAAGCGGGTAAGCCAAAGATGGTAATTATCGTTGCCATCATGCGCAAACTGGCGAAGCTCGCCTATTATATTGTTAAAACCGGCCAGCCTTACGATGCGGAAAGACACCGATTGAATCAATAAAATTCAACAAAATTAAACGGTTACGCGAATATATTTGTGTAACCGTGCATTTGCATATCGTAAATAAACGTAAATAAAAATAACAATATAAATCAGTATGTTGCAGCTTTGTTTTTATTTTGTGTTGACGGGCAACATATCATCTACGCGGGAATGACGGCATCGGTCTGCCGTTACAACACGGTTTCTTTAGATTTTACGTTCTAGATTCCCGCCTGCGCGGGAATGACGGGTCTTTTATAACCTTTGAATATTGCCGTTATCCCAAGGTCTGGATTCCCGCCTGCGCGGGAATGACGGCGGAGCGGTTGCTGTTTTTTCCGATAAATGCCGCAATCTCAAATCCCGTCATTCCCACGAAAGTGGGAATCTAG